CTATGACAAGTCTGAGTTCGATCGTGTCGAACCTCTGATGGATGATGATGATAAACTGGAGAAGATCTATAACAACCTGAACGATCTCAATGAGTTCAGTGACGCTAAGAACTTCAAGACCTACGAGGAACTGAAGAAGCGCCTAGACTACGTTCTGGGAGTCCGTGGCACGCCTAAGACTCAAGACCCCGAACTGGTCGCTGAAGAGGAACAATGGGAGGCCGAACGTCGTGGAGAGTCCACTCCTCAGCGTTCTACTCCTTCTTATGAAGCACCCAAACCTGTTTCTCGTGTTGAGGAAGATGATGAAGATGCAGATGATGCACTGAGTTACTTCCAACGACTCGCCGAGTCCTGATTCATTGGTCCCCTACTTCGGTAGGGGATTTTTTTTATCTAGATAAGTTTTCCAAACATTTGACAGTTCTGGAAAAGTTTTGATAGTATTCTCATTTCGTATGGTATCGAGATGAATCATCTGTTTAACAAAATCTGGTATCAGGTGATCATCTTCAGCAAGATCAATGTATTTGATTAATGATTCAAAAGAAGAAATCATATCATCAGAAGCTTTATTTGGAATCAAAAATTCGTTAATATGATTTTCTATATTTTTCTTTGCTCTTCTTTTAGTTTCTTTATCAAGAATCCAAACAGAAAGATTTTGTGGTCCATGAAGAAAATTTAAATAGAATTTATTAATGTCAGACATCAATCCCTCTTTGTATAAGGTTTGGTGTAAAGTTACAACATCAAATATGTTTAGTGCTTGAACGGTACAATCAAACCTTAACTGATGGGTTTTAGTTCTATTGACAAAGACTTCATTAAATTGTCTTACATTTGATACGAATGTTTCCCATTTAAATCCATTTCGTATCAACTCTCCTCGTTTGCCAACACCATCTACACTAGTGCATACAAATACATTTTGAAATTTATCCCAAATATCAAAGATGTGGTGTTTTTTATATTTTAATACACTGAAGTTTGTACTATAGTTTAAATAGAAATCGTCCTTTTTATGCCTTCCTAGTTTCATTAACATGATAATCATCATGTAATGTTCTTCCGTTATCAGAGGTTCTCCACCAGAAAAATAAAGATGATTTACTTTTTCTACATGTGGTTTGATACGATCAAAATTTATTTTTGCAAAATTATTATGAATCGAAAGTTTGCCATTCGTTTCAAATTCTATACTTGAACTGGAAGATGGACAACAAGTTCTGCACTTGAAATTGCATTTATTTCCAAACTTAACATCCCAATGAATAAATCCCAGTTCGTTCACTGAGTAGTCTTCATTGGTATTGTAGATATAATTCGATCCGTGCTCAAACAAACTGTCATTGAAAATTTGTCTCAATGATTGTTGACCAGATAACTCTTTTTGATAACAAGTTATACAAGAATTTACTGGTCTTTTTTCGACCATATTTTTTCTTATTTCTTTGATCTTATCATTGTTCCAAAGTTCTTCAATATTTTCTTGAAGGACATTTCCAATAACTTCTGTTGATGCACAACACGGTTGCACGTTGCCATTTTGATTAATGTTTAGACTTAACCAAGGAGCTACACAAAAAACTTTACTGTTTGGATCAATTTTCATAATATATTCAAGTAATTTACTTATACACCACTCAATGCGGGATTATATGTTGACTTTAAGGTATCCGATACGTAGTATTTCGATTGTGGATCATACTTCATAATATTTCTAAGATCATCAATAACTAATGGCAAATACTCAGGTCTTAAAAGCAATATTTTTCTCTTTTCGTCATTTAGTTTACTTTCATAATCATAGTTTGTAACTGGGAAAGAACTTGCAGAACCACTTACTCTAATTATGGAAGAAGAACCTGGATCGAAGTACTGTAATTCTTCTGTAATTTTCTCTTGCCAGTCAGTACCATTCCATTTCCATGTTTTGTTATTTTGGAGATGAAGGTCACCAATTTCCACATTAACAATATCGTCTGGTTCACTAACAATTCTAAAGTATGGAGAATTTACATAATTAGATCCCCCATTAGTAACCACAATGCTGGAGATTCCAGTATTTGAGTTCATCTGTACCGTGAATGAGGCAGTCTTAGAAATTGGAGCAGCGTCTATCGTTATCGTTGGAGCAACGGTGTATCCAAATCCAGCATTCGTTATTGTTATTGATGTGACTATTCCAGATACATTTATGAAACTTTCTCCCGTTGCAGTTACTGCTGGATATGGAGAAGAGAAAGTAATTGTTGGACTTACTGTATAACCGATTCCAGAGTTGGTAACAGTTACTGTAGATACACCACTATTCGTGACAGTAGATGAAGCTTCTGCTACTGAATCCAATCTGTATTGGAATAATTTATCTGGATTTCCACCTATACTTCCAGCAACTAAAACCTCTTTTCTATCTGATTTGACGTATACATCTACAGGATCTGTTATTTTGTCACCAATATAGTAATTTGCAATATAACTTCCACTAGAAAGATCCCATGGAGTTGATAAATCAAATTCTAAAACTGACTGCAATGTAGAACCAACTGCAAATAGTTTGGAACCATCTTCAAAGAAAGTAAATCCAGCTACTTCATCTTCTCCACTAAGTCCAGTTATGTTCAGATTTCCAGATGAAGCTCCAATGCTTGAAAGATCCCATGCTGTCGATAGATTATATTGATGAACGGTATCAGCACCAGAGATATTTAATATGTAAACAACCGTCCCATCGGACTTTAATCTAACTGCCCCTGGTTCTGGAATAGGAAGTGATTGAGATACCGTTGCAGTAGATATATCCCAGTTAGTTGAAAGTGTATACTTAACTAGACTATAAACACCACTTAATCCACCACAGACAAACATATATTGTCCATCTGCACTGAAATCAATTCCTGTTGTGTAACTAAAATTCGTACTTACATCGAGACCATTTGCAAAAGAAAGAGTGGTTACGTTCCATGGAGTAGACAAATCATATTCATTAATTAAGGTTGAACCAAATAAACTTGAAGAATATACTTTACTTCCATCTGACTTTACATACGCACCTTCTACAGAACTTCCTATAGTTGTGCCTCCAATGGAAACATATGTTCCAGAAGCAAATACAATCGGTGGGAAAGAAAACTGTATTGTTGGAGAAGTTAATCCATAACCAACTCCAGACTCTAAATCTACAATTGATGTTACTTGACCACTTTCATCAATTACACACGATGCTGCGGCACTGACAGAAGTTGGAGGACTACTAAAGGTGATATTTGGTGCCTCGTTATATCCTACGCCACCATCTAAGTTTACTATAGTTGTTACATAGTAGTTGTTTATTACGCATTCGGAAGTCGCATCCGATGTTGCAGGCGGAGCGGAAAGATATACAGTTGGTGTTGTATTATATCCTTGACCACTGTTTTCAATGTAGGCACCAACAATAGTTCCACCTGTTCCAACTAATGGGAGTAGACTTGCTCCAATTCCTGCCGATGTAATTGCTGGAAAAGTGATTCCAGGAGGAACTGAAGTTATCGTTTGATACTCTGGTGCTTTATAAAAAGACTCATCAACTATTAGGTTTCCTGGTAGTACTAATCTTTTGTAAGAATCATAAACAGCGATTGTTTCGTAGTGATGTATTCCAGTATATGCTTGGTCTCCATATTTGTCTTCTAAAAATTTACCGAGAGAATTTTCATCTAAAGGCCATTGAGAATTTAAATCTATAATATTATTCGTTATTAAAATTACCCAGTCTAGTTCCGCATCTTCATAAAATTTTTCTGCAATTTGTTCTGGTCTTTCGTTTCCAGTGATGGAATAATAATCAAATGCAGAGACTACAGAAACTACATCGTCTCTAATCTTTGCTCTTTTGAATAGATTTTTAACAATAGTAACCTCATCATTGGACAATTCATTTTTTGTCCTGTTGTTAATTTCAATATTTGGTAATTCGTTGAAGTATCCCATTTTAGTAACCTATTGATGTGTCGGAAACTGCGCTTAGATCATTTCTACCAGCTGCAACTGAAGACTGATAATCTTGATCGTAGATTGGTTCCAATTCACAAAAACTTAGTTTCATTGTTGTAGCAATTGGCTGACCTTTTTCATAAGCTGCCCAAATACCATTTGGTGTATAATTACAAGCAAAGTCTTTTAGTGCACATGTCTTAAATCTATTTACACCTTCAATGAGTTGTGTTTTTTCCGTCATATACTCTAATTTGAAAACATTTGGTGTTCCCAGGAAGAATGATGATGCACCAGACTTTCCTTTTCTCTTTTTCGCTGCCATTCCTTGTTTAAAGAATCTTATAATTCTTCTGATTTCTCTTGCTTCTTTCTCACTTCTAGCAGTAAGTTGATAATCAAATTCAAAAGTCCTTAAAGTAACTCCATTAAACAATAACTCTGTATTAGAGTTTGGAATAATGCCTGCACCTCGAGCAAGAATAGACTCAGCTTCAACACCATATCCACCCATTTTTAAAAGTTTTGAAGCAAATGCTGGACCAGCTAATAGAGCTAATTCTTGCGATATTGCTCCGCTTGTTATCAACTTAGTTAGGTTATATGTAACCACACCAGCTCCAGCATTACCAACAAGAGCACCTAGGGCAGCGGAAAGACCAGTACCAGCCATATCGTTCAAGGTTGATGCTGTTGCTGCTGCAGAAAGAGCATTCATACTGTCTGCTTGCCAATCTACGCTGTTTTTATCAACAACTGTTTTTGGCATAGGAAGAAATACCATACCAATTTTTTGTTTTGCAGAAAAATCAGATTCTCTTGGTATCCCTCCCGACAAAATCTTTTTAGGATCACCGAAAACTGCTCCGGCTCTTGGTGGTTTATATCTATATTGAGTTATTTGAAATGTGTCCTGTCTCAATACGTTCAAATCTAATGGATACGACATTGGTGTTGCAAATATTCTTGTAGCATTATCTACACCAAATGCATCTCCATTGACAGCAAGGGCCTTTGCTTCATCTTCTAGATTTCCGATTGCACTTAAAACGTTTCCAATACCACCAAAAGGACCATTATTTACACCACCAAGGCCTCTTCCTTGGCCGTTATTTGATGACGTTGAATTGCTATTGGGAGTTGAAGATGTTGCTCCAGCTGGACTATTATTCTTTACCCATGGGGGAAGCACGGCATTCTTTGCATTTCCACCGATAGAAGTGTGAGATTTTTTTACAAACTCTATAGTATTTGAGTGAACAATCGCAAGAGTTTGAGGATTAATATTCAGAGAATTTCCTGCAGGAGTCCAATTACCATCTTTGTAAATTGGTAAAGTAGTTGCAGAAGCATTAGTGTCGATGATAATTACTTCCCCAGTTGTTGGATCATACTTGAGATCATAGTTGACCCCATTATGAGTTAAGACATATTGATTTGACTTGTTTATTTTTTGAAGTGCCACTTAAGATTTGCTCCAGGCTTTATGATTTGGATAAGGTTGTCCTCTGGAATCAACAAATTTTTCAGTAGGCAATAATGCAACGGAGGGCCAATCTTTTTCTGGAACTCTTAAAAATCCTCCACTAACTCCAGAAAAGAAATAACGATGTATAGTATTGCGAGGTATACCTATGGTACTGCCATTATTTATTAGTCCTTTTGCAACTCCTTCTCTTATCTTTCTATTGAGATAATGCAAATTCGTACCAATGAAGTATCCAGCGTTGTAATTTACTTCAGTAATATAAGTCAACGGTTGTGTATCATAGAATGGAAGTCCAGGAGTTTGTGCTCCATAAATGAAGAAATATAATCTACCAACCTCTATTCCACCCGTATCTATTTCATTAATATTGAATTGTTCAAGTTCACCAAGATACTGTCTAAGTTCTCCAGTATAAGTGTCACTCTTGACATTCTTTCCTTTAAATTTTTTGATTAGATCGTATCCGAAACCTTCTCCAGGTTGGAATATGCCGTCGAAACTCATATTCCTAGATCCTCCTCGGTCATTATTTTAAATTCATAGTTACGATCATCACAATATTCTTTTGCAGCTTCCCACTTCGCTTGATTGACTACCCAAGTTTGAACTTTATGCGCCCATGCTTTTGTTCTTTTTTTGGGATTCTGTTCAGGCATTACTACCTGATTTTTTGGTTTGATTTCGATGACCATTACCCTAGTTTTACCAGTTTTATCTTTATATTTTACAAAGAAGTCTGGGAAATATCGATGGTACTTATTATCAAGAGGCGAACGATAAGGAATCCAAAACTCTTCAGATTGCCATTGGTTTACGTTTTCATTTAAATCACAGTATCTCATAAACTTTCGTTCCCAAAGAGAACGATAGATGATATTAGTCGGGTCACCCTTATATTTTTTAGGATTTTCTGGTTTGTATTTTCCTTTATAACTCATATACATAGTATAGATCCTTAAGAAATATTTATAGATGGCTGAGAAATTCAGACCAGATTATGTAAGTAATAGGTATAGAGTAGATCCCATCTATGCTAGAATGACCCTTCCAAGAGGAACTAATGATGGAAGGGGTTCATTACCTGGTGTTCAGGAATTGTTTGGTGAACTTTCGCAAACATCACAATTCAAAGTAACATTGCATTTGGGGGATACATATCCAACCGAGAATTCCGATACTGATGTTAATGCGTGGTTAGTAAGTTGTGGAGTTCTTGGTTCTAACCTTTTTAATGGAAATAATTCTGATTTGAACAGTCTTCGATATGAATTCATGTGTCATGAAGCAACTTTACCGGGATCAAATCTTGGCACATTTGAAGAACCTGGATCTAGACAGGGATTAACTGAAAAATTTGCGACAAGTAGAACTTTTAGTAGATTCTCATTACAATTTTATGTTGATGCTGAATATGGAATTGTTAGATTGTTTGAAGAATGGATGAACTTCATTAACCCACTATATGATACTTCAATCGGTAGAAAACGATCTGGAGATCCTAGAGGTGGAGTAGGACAGTTTGACAATAATCAGATTTTTAGATTTAGATATCCAGAAACATATAAAAGAGAAATTTCCATTACTAAGTTTGAAAGAGATATGTTCTATAATCAAGGAAAAGGTGAATTTTCAAGAACACCTTCGATGATGACATATAAGTTTTTAAATGCATTTCCAGTACAATTGACCGCTATTCCACTATCATATGATACAAGTAACATAACTGTAACTACAGTTGAATTTGAATATGATAGATATGTAACTTTGAATCATCAAGGAACTGGAAGTACAAATGAATTTCCTAGTGATTTCTTAGATCAACTTAATGATGCTCAAAGAGTATTAACTGCAAGACCACTAGTAACATTTTCAAGTGGAGAACAAAGTAAAGGACAATTTTCTGGTTCAAATCCCGACCTAGGACTACAATAAATAAATTCAACTGATTATATAATTTTCAATGCCATTACCAACTATTGCTACACCGACTCATGAACTTGAGTTGCCTTCTACAGGAAAAAAAATTAAATACAGACCATTTCTGGTAAAAGAAGAGAAAATTCTAATCTTAGCTTTAGAGAGTCAAAATGTAAAAGATATCACTCTCGCAATAAAATCAGTTCTAAAGGATTGTATTTTAACAAGGGGAGTGAAAGTAGAGGATTTGCCTTCGTTTGATATTGAATATCTTTTCTTAAACATTAGAGGCAAATCAGTAGGAGAGGCTATAGATCTAATTATAACTTGTTCTGATGACGGAGTAACCGAAGTTCCTGTCAAAATTTATGTTGATGAAATTCAGGTTCAAAAAGATCCAGAACATAGTCCTGAGATAAAATTAGATGACAAAATTGCGATTAAGATGAAGTATCCATCGTTGGATCAGTTTATCAAAAACAATTTTGATTTTTCTGCGACGGAATCTTTATCTACAATTGAACAGTCATTTGATATTATTGCGTCATGTATAGATGCAGTATTTACTGCTGAAGAATCTTGGGCTGCAGCCGACTGTACTAAAAAAGAATTGATTCAATTCATCGAAAGTATGAACACTGAACAATTCAAAAAGATTGAAAAGTTTTTTGAGACGATGCCTAAGTTGTCTCATACCTTTGAAGTAACAAATCCAAAGACAAAAGTAAAGAGTAGTGTAACGTTGGAGGGATTAACCAGTTTTTTCGGTTAACAATGGCTCACATGCAGTTGGAGTCATATTATAGAATTAATTTTGCCCTAATGCAGTACCATAAATACTCATTGACTGAGGTTGAAAATATGATGCCTTGGGAAAGAGACATTTATCTTGCTTTGTTAAAACAACATATTGAAGAAGAAAACGAAAAAGTAAGACAGGCAGCAAACCGTGGCAATTAAATCAGCAATTAATCCAGGAAAAATGGTCGCCCAGAGACCGGCAACCATTTCTGGTGCTGTAAATTTTCTCGGAGGAGGTTCTCCCTTAGGAACATCAGTTGTTACATCTGCAGCTAATAAAATAGTAGGGTTTCAACGAGGTGCTGGAGCCGCTGTTGCACCAAGAGTTCCCGATCTAGGTTCCATAATTCAAACTTTATCTAGTAATATACTTTCAAACGTTGAAAATAAATTTGCATCTGCAAATCAAACTATACAACAAGTAATTCAAAATAATTTTGCTGGACAACTTGGCCAATTCAGAAATCAAGTACAAGAAGCAGTTTCCAATCCACCAAGTAAAATATTATCTAATTTCTTAGGTCTTTACAAAAATGCAATCGAATATATTCGATTTTTGGGCGACAGAAAAAATGTAAAGAGACTGGGTGATAATATAAAAGCCTTACAAGGAGTATTTACAGAATCTTTTGAAGTTGCAATATTAATAAGACAGACTATCAAAAAGATAGTCAAACAGCTCTCAAATTTGCCGAGAGCTAGATCTGGTCCAGGAGGATTGAACTTAGATGTTAGAGTTCCTGGTGGACCATTAAAGAGATCATTACCAACTAAAAGAAATTTAGCAAAAATGGCAATGATTGGTACTGGACTCGTTGGAGCTGGTGCAGTGGGATCCCAAGTAATCAATGCCATCTCTACACCAAGAGAAACTGCACAAGAAGTTGTCTCAGATTCATCAATGATACCACAAGAAGTGTTGTTTAGATTCACAGAAATACTGAATAGATTTGATAGAGCTTTACAGTCATTCCGATCCCCAAGTTCTAATCAGGGATCAATGCCAGTTCCTTCACCAAGCATGTCACCTGATGATGAAAAAGAAAAAACTTCACCAGGTTCTTCATCTTCAGGAGCAGCTACTGCTGCTCCAGATTTAAAAACTGCCATTAGACAATTAGAATCTGGTAACAATTATGGTGCTACCTTTAAAGGTTATCTAAGTGGTTTCTCAAGAAAAGATGAAGATATTACTAAGATGACTATTGCTGAGGTAGTTCAATATCAAAAAGATTATATTGCCCATCAGAAAGCACTGGGTATTCCTGAAGATAAGAGAAGTGCTGCGGTTGGTGCATATCAAATGCTTTATCCAGATACTGCTGCTCAAAAATTAGGAATATCTTTAGACTCTAAGTTTGATAAAGAAACTCAAGATAAACTATCTCAATATTATTTGAATGTTGCTGGATATCAAGATTGGAAAGCAGGAAAGATAACGGATGCAGAGTTTAATGATAGATTGGCAGGACAATTTGCATCAGTTAAAAAAGTAAGTGGAGTTGGTGCATATGATAATGATGGTTTGAATAAGGCATATGGAAATATTATGCCTGTTCTACAGAAAGAAAAGAGTGGAGTAACAACTCCTGTCACGTCTGCAACTACTTACACAACTATAGAAGAAGCGATAAGATCCTCTTCAAGTCCACAAGAAGTAATAGACAATATTATAACACAAGTATCAAAACCAGTTGCTTCTGGTGGTTCACAACCACAAGTGAATATTGTACCTATAACTTTAGGTACACCCCAATCAAATAGTGGAGCAGGAATGAATGTAGGATCTTCACCTTCCTCATCTGGAGGATCTCAGGTTCCGTTCCTTTCTTCATCTAATGAAGATAACTTCTTCACAATGTTATCAAAAGTTGTTTATAACATCGTAGACGGATAATGGCAGATAAAATAACTTCCCCTCTTTTGGGACCACTAAACAATATAGTAAAGATTAATAGAACGAAGTCTCAAATGAGAACCACTCAGACTTCGCTTCAAAATTATCTTAGATTTATGGAAATTGAGACCAAAAAGGTCAAATCTATACAACTTCCATCGAAGAGAAAGATAAAAGATTTGCAAACATTGAATATTGCTTCATCATTTGGCAATGCAGGTAGTTTGTTGTCTTCATTGTTTTCTGGTGCTTTAGACGTTGGTGGATTTTTGGGTGAGTTTTTTGGTAGAGGAAAGGGAGGCGGAAAACCAATACCAAAAACAAAAGGTTTTAAGATTGGAGGAATAAAAGCTTTAGGAATCGCTAATGCTGCATTTGCTGGACTGGATTTTGCCACTGGACTTGCAGAAGGAGAATCTGTAGGAAAATCTGCTGCTGGATCTGGTGGTGCTTTAGCTGGTTCCCTTCTTGGTGGTGCAATAGGACAAGCATTAATTCCTGTGCCTGGATTGGGATTTATGGTTGGAAGTATGGCTGGTAACTTCCTTGGAGGTTACTTGGGCGATAGAACATATGAAGCAGTGACTGGGGAGGGAAATCAGAAAAAAGAAGAATTGGATCGTAGACTTAAAGTTCAAGCAGAGGAACAAAGATCACAATCACAAACCGGAATTTCTTTCATAGACGTTGTAAATCAATTTGGACAAACAATAAACAATTTTGAAAGATTTGTTTATGAATCTTTTGCAGGTATGGCAAATGCTTCTGCCAGTGCCACTGGACAAGAACAAAATTATGAACTTGGTGCGGATTATCCAGATCAACAACAAGGTGCTGGAGAAAAAACAGGAGAACTTTCAGATATTATAGCTACTGGAGGAAAATCTCCAAGTCAAGTTATTAAAACAAGTGGATTTGGTCCTCGTTGGGGAAGAGAACACCGAGGTAACGATTATGCAGGAAGAGGAGTTGACAATGAACCAATTAGTGTCATTCAACCTGGAAAGGTAGTTTATGCTGGTGGATTAGGTACAGCAGGAAACGCAGTTGTTATTGACCATCCAGATGGTTCAACAACAAAGTATTTCCACTTAGCTAATGGATCCATATCCGTAAGTCAAGGTCAACAAATCAAACCTGGTCAAGTTATTGGTGTTGTGGGTAATACTGGAAGATCTACGGGAACTCATCTACACTTTGAAATTTGGAGAGGGGGTAAGGCGATAGATCCAAGTGGAGACGCGGACAACTATTTCAGATTTGGTGGAAGTGTTCAAGTAAAGGTACAGAAAAAAGAAGATAAAACGCCACCCCCGTCACCAAAACCAATGACGGAGGATGAATTTCATGCCGCAAGAACTGATCGTGACGTTAGTGACAAAGCTGACATTAGAGTAGGAGACACGGAGAATTATAAAGATTATTTAAAATATTTTGAAGAGAATAAGAATAAAATCGCAGCTGCAGAAGCCAAACAGACAACCGCAGATGAAATAACTCCAGAAACAAAAAGTTCTTTCCAATCCAGAAGAGAAAGTAGGGGATCTGGTTATGTTCCACCAAGTGCTTCAGTAAGAGCAGATGAAAGTCAATCAAGAACTCAACCACAAGCCACTCAGAAAATACAACAATATCCATCATACAATGCACCAAGAGAGACTATTACCATAATGCCCATAATAACTCCACCAGGAGCACAACAAAGACCTATGATTATATCTGCGGGAGGTGGTAAACAAGTTAGCATACCCGCAGGTAATTCGTCTAAAGGTGAAGTGTTAAATAATGTAGTAAAGAGTATGCTTTTAACAAACTTGTCTGGAAGTTAATATGGCAAATCCGTCTCTAAGTAATCTAAAATATAACAGTGTAATAATATCTTCTTTAGATAAATCTAAAAAGATTGATTTGACTAATCAAATTCTTTTTGCAGATTATTATGAGGACATTTTGTCACCTTGTATAACTATGACTCTTCAGGTGACATCACAATATTCAATCTTTAATGGATTACCAATACGTGGAGGAGAAGTAGTCACATTTGATGTTTCTAGTTACAGTGGAGACTTCAAAATAGAAACATATGTCTACAAAGTTAGTGGTATAGTTGCTGATGGTAGTAAAGAAATGTTTACTTTACACCTAGTTTCCAGAGAAGGATTGACTAATGAGACTGCTAGAGTTCAAAAAAAATATCAAAAGAAACCCATAAATGAGCATGTCACTGCCATTTTGAGAGATGTATTAAAGACCAATAACTTTAAGTCTGAGAATATAGAGAAAACATCTAATACTCTTTCTTTTATTGGAACACTAAAAAAACCATTTACAGTTTTAACCTGGTTGGGACCAAAGTCTGTACCATCCACAAGTAACTCTGGAAAAAATGGAACGAAGGGAAAGGGAGTTACTGGATTTCTTTTCTATGAAAATATTGATGGATTCAACTTCAGAAGTATTGATACACTAGTTTCTTCGACTAAATCCCAGTCTTCAAGTTCGGATAAAGAATCTATTTTTAAATATACATATACTCCAGTTATTGAAGACAATAAAGAAACAAATCTATTGTCGATATTAAACTATAATTTTGAGAAGAATATAGATTTAATGAAGGCTTTGCGGGTTGGAATGTACTCGAATGTAACATATTTTTATGATATTTACACAAATCGGGTAGATGGTGTAACATATAAAATGACTGAAGAGATTAAGTCCAAACTGGGTGGTGAAGGTAAACTAAATTATCCTAAAGAATTTGGTGATAAACCTTCACGAATACTCTTCAGAACAAGTGATGTTGGTGTAAATGACGAAGCTGGTGATCAATCAGATTCTGGTAGAGATGTAATAGATATGGCGAAGTCATTTTCTCGTTACAACCTACTGTTCACGCAGTCACTAAATATGGTAGTACCATTAAACGTCAAACTTAAAGTTGGTAGCATAATTTATGCACAATTTCAAAAAGTAGATGCGTCACAATCGGGTGAAGTAGATGAACAACAAAGTGGAAATTATCTCATTAAAGAGTTAAGACATCACTTTGAAGGCGGACAAATGGTAACATCTCTCAAATTAGTAAGAGATTCTTACGGTCTTTACGGTGCAAAACAATGAAAAACATAGACGATCACATTTCTAAGGACAGAGAAATTCTTGAAGATCCAACAATTTCTCCACAAGCCCGCAGACACACAGAACAGGAATTAGCTGATCTAGAAGCATATAAAGAAAATCATCCTGGTGAGGAACATGATCCCACACCACTAGAACTCTATTGTGATACACATCCAGACGCTTCAGAGTGTAGAGTATACGACGACTGATGATTGAAGAATCCCTATTAAAATCCAACTTTGTTGGTAAAGATGGTTTTGTCTGGTGGGTTGGTCAAGTCGCTGATCCAAAAGTTTGGCGAAATGAAAAGACACGAGTTCTTGCCGAAGATAAAGCATGGGGATATAGATGTAAGGTAAGAATTGTTGGATATCATAGTTTTGATAGAAATGAACTAGATGATGAAGAGTTACCATGGGCACATGTTTTAACAAGTGCCTCTGATGGTGCTCCCGCTCAAGGTGGATTTGGACAAACTCCTTTGCTTGTTGGTGGAGAGTCTGTGGTTGGTTTTTTTCTCGATGGGGATGAAGCTCAACAGCCTGTTGTAATGGGATGTTTTCATAGAAGTCCAGCTGTAATAAATGTAGCGGATCCAAATCCATTTGAACCTTTTACTGGTGCTAAAGGAAATTTAAGCACTGGTGCTACAAGACAAAAGAGACCAGACAAAACAGAGGTAAAAGAAGTTCCACAGTCAACTGGCAGTGGATCTCAATTTACCATGCAGAGCAACCCAAGTTTTGGTGTCGATGATGGTAGTTTAAATTTAGATCCAGACTGGAAAGGACTTACACCAAACACTTCTAAAAATGCTGGTGCAGTATGGGATCAATCTTTTACAATAGCTCAAGACAAATTATTCTATGATACTGCTGCAGAAATATCTTTTTTATCCGCATTTGATAAAGAAGGTCCAGTATCAAATGATAATGGGTGTAGTCAGAATATAATAGGATCTATTACCGCAACTCTTCAAAACTTTATAAAATTTGTTAATGGTTTAGAGTCAACTGCTTTTGGATTTATAGATCCTCTTAGAAATAAGATAGTAGATATTAAAGGCCAAATAAGAAAAGTTGCAAGATTAATAGCTTCGTTGATGAAATTCACTATCAACGGAATGCGAGATAATATATTTCAACTGGTGGGATGTTTATTCAGAGGAATTTCAGCAACTCTACCACAACCAATAAAACTTCCCATATCAGAGGCAACTAAAAATATACTAGACTTGATCTTCTGTATTTTTGAAAAATTATTTGGTCCTATCTGGGAATTTATTGCAAAGTTATTGGAAGGAATGGTGGGAAAATCACCCAATATTCCTAGATGTGCTGCAGAAGAAACGGTGGCAGCACTCATTGCAAAATTGGCAGATATGGTTGATGGAGCATTATCAACTGTAATGTCAGGACTTGATTGGTTAGCAAATGGTATTGGTCAGGTTGGGAATTATATAAGAACAGGACTTAATTATATTCAACAAATTGTTAGTTTCTTAGATTGTGATGCTCTAACTTGCGGACCTATCGTTGCTTGGGATCCATTTGAAGGTGTAAATCTACCCAAGAATGATGATTGGGTTAAGGTATTAGATAAGGTAGATCTTCTTGGATCAACTGAAGAAAGTATCGACCTTGCTATTGGATTTTTGTCAGTGTTTGGATCTTCAGATACTCCATTCAAAGATTGTAGGAAACGTATAGTAAATCCATCAACACAAGAAGACGCTCCACCTATACCATTAGGATCAAGATATTATAAATGTATTCCTCCAGAAATAATAATAAATGGTGATGGAATAGATGCAGAAGCCAAAGCTGTCGTTTCTATTTTAGATGGTTCTATACTAACAATTAAAGTTATAAATCCTGGAAAAGGATATACCCAACCACCATCTATAAACATAGTAGATAATACAAGATATGGAAGAGGTGCAACAGCTAAGGCAAGTATTAATGCATCCGGTGAAATAGAATCAATAGTAATAACAGATAGAGGATCTGGTTATTGTCCAACGGATTTAAACGAAATCATTACTGGATTGGGAATAACTTCAATCGGTGTAGGTGGAACAACAGTAATTCTTCCAACAGGAGGAGGTGGCGGTGTAGGTGGAGTTTCTACAGTTCCTGTTGGTATTGTCACATCAATCTTTATAGACAGACCAGGTATAGGATACACAAGTGGAGATGTCATTGATGTTGGGGGATGTTCATACTCTCCTGTAGTATCTCCAAGTGGTGGAATTATTAGTGTAGTTTCTTCAGAGTGTTCTCAGGAGTTTATTGACTATCCAGAGGTCACCATAAATAGTAACACTGGTCAAGGTGCTCAACTTTATCCAGTGGTGAACTACCTACCACAGTTCGTAGTAGATAATGATTTCATTGGAGAAAGTAGAGTGGGTATTGGCACAACAATTATAAATGTGGTACAGTGCGTATGACAGAACAACCGAAAGAATATTCAAGAAAGTATCCTGGATTTGAAGTAAAATCTGGTACTCCTGATGCTGCGGGTAAAAAAATAGACTATGCTGTATTCACAGACAATGGTCAAGGATTTGAATATACTGTAGAAGGAAATTATTATGAACGTTGCGACAAAACATCATATGAATTGTGTGGTGCAGAAATAACAGATGAGAAACAACCTGCGAAAGTAATAAAGGCCTCTAACGGAAATATTAATATTGAAGCTCCAGGCGGAGAAGTAATTATACGAGCTAAAAGTATAAGATTAGTCGCTGAAGATGGCCAGGGTGAGATAACACTGACTGCATTAAAAGCAGCTGCGATTACTGCCCCTGTTCAGACTTTTAAGGGTGCAAACTCCAACACTGTCATGACAAATAGTCTTTCTCTTGGTGCTCAAGTTGTAGAGTCAAGTGGAAATATTCAAAACAGTGCAAACTCTGGAGCAGATGACACCGAATCATCTATACTGAATAAACTGTTAAAAATTAATGACAAGTTTAAAAAGTTCCTCAAAGCATGTCTTGGAGGTTAAATTATGCCCGTACAATCAGTCAACTACGTTGGTGATAAACTGGTAGTTGGTCCACTAGATTATTCTTTCATACCATTAGTTCCATCTATTCCAGGCACAACTGTGTTCATTGGACCTGTCTGGATGGGAGTGGGAACACCAATTCCTACTGCAACGTGTATGATAGGACCTGGACTTACAACTCCAATTTCATTGCAAGTCACAGGAATTTCAAACATTCTGGGTATACTTAATGTTGGTGCTATTGGAAATTTTACTGGGTTAAATATAAAACTTGGTGCAACTTTACGAAATGCATTGAGTTTAACATCCGGAATAAATGTAAAATCATCATTGAATACCGGATCAGCAATAAACGTATTTAATTCAGTTATAGTCGATAAAACCTGTACTGCTACAAAATTTATAGGTGACATCACAACAACTATTGGCATTAATCCACAAACTGTTGCTGAGATAACATTAGCAAAAGCTTTACCAGCAAAACCATTCGATATCAAACATCCAAACAAACAAGGACATCGTTTGCGTCACGTTTCCTTGGAAGGTCCAGAGATTGGTGTATATTATAGAGGAAAATTAGAAAATAATAACGTTATCAATCTGCCAGAATACTGGAATGGATTTATAGATCCAGAAACAATAACGGTTCAACTTACTCCTTTTGGATCATATCAAGAACTATTCGTTGAAAAGATTGAATGGGGAAGAAAGGTTATTATAAAAAACAGAGAAGGAAGTGCCATAAATTGTTATTATACCATTCAGGCTGAAAGAAGTGATCTAGATAAATTAATAGTAGAGTATGAAGGAGAATCTCCAAAGGATTATCCCGGTCAAGATTTTATAGGAGTCAATAGATAATGGCTACAGGAATAGGTACTACAGCTTCACTATCAACTACTAGTGGAGTCTCCGATGCTTCGGTTTATATTCAAAGAGCTTTAGGACTAAGTACTTCAACATCATCTAAGAAGACTGTAAGAATTATTGACTCCATGAAGAGTGAAATTGAGTCGAAAAAACAACAGTATGAACAAATTAATGATTTATTATTATTACTTGATCTTGATTTGGATATGTATTCTGAACTCATATTGAATATAGATGAAAAAATACCCACACCAATCCAAGAAATAAACACAAAAATTACTTCTGTTCAAGATGCATATAGAAACAGAGTAAATATTGGATGTAAAAATGATCTACATTGGGTATTGCAATCTACTAAAACTGTAAGTGGGATTGATACTCTCGGAAATCCTTTCAGTAAAAACTATTCTACTTATAAGACTGAGAAGATACCATCAGAATACAGACAAATTAATTACTATGGAGCAAAATATTATAAAAGACCGAAAGATCGTGATTATGGATCTAGTGCAGTAAAAGAAATTCCCAGTGCTTCTGTAGGAATAGGTAGTACATATATGGTCTTATTAGACTCAACTACAGATTCAACTGGATTTAGAATCTTATCAGGAATTCAGACTGGAGATACTATAACAGATTCTATTGAACTGCCAATTATCTTTACAGTTGGAGATTTACCCGAGGTAGTTGGATTTGGATCAACTTCACTTTTGGGAATAAGTACAACATTTGGTGGATCTATTTCTTTTGGATCAACAATTCTTGCATATGCAGGCGTCAACACTACTTCGGGAATAAACACTGGAGATCCAATATGGAGAACAGGAATTACTTCTACTGATAGTGTGGTTGTTGGATTCGGTACAACTACTATCTCCATATCTGGCATTAACACTCTAGGAGTTTCAACTACTTTCGAAATTGATACAACATCAATAATCCTAAGTAAACCTGCAATAGCTTCCACAAGTGAATCTATTTTCAACGTTGGAATTTATACTTCATATCCAACAATCTTTATCAGTGAAACTTCTGCAAGTGGAACTGATGATGATAACTTCTTTGTAGTGAGGCAAACAGGTAGTGCAGAAAACTTTGACCCAGTTACAAATGGAGAAAATCCTGTAGAAGTTGGACTTGTTAAAGACTCAAACAAAACTGGTTATGGACACGTAATCTCATTGATTAACAATGGAAGTCCAGATGTAACAAAGACTTATACAGAAGATGTTGATCCAGAACCGTCTGTTGGTGCTGGATTTGCTTTCTATTATGAAGGAAATGAGTCTTGGCCAGGAATAAATGTACCTGTTCTCGGAGGTGTTGGGGGAACCAGTGTGGTTGGATATACTTTCACTTATGCAAATGAAGGACAAACACTAACTACATTAAGTGGGGTTGGTGTAACGACTCCTTCGGCAGGTATTGCTTACGCAGGAACTAGTGCTTTAGCTCCGAGTGCTGGTACATGTGCCGCTGCTGATGCCGCAATTTCAACCGCCGAATCTGAATTGGAGTCAATAAAAAATACAAATATACCAAAGATTAATGATTACATTACTAAAGCTAGAACATTAAGAACAATAAGAGATAGCAAACAAAGCAAAGCATGGGCGTATAGGAGAGGTAGAGGTGCAATAAACAATGATATTAAAGAATTGGAGTCGGATATTGGAACTTTAGAAGACTTGGATTTGGATGAATTCGAATGACATTATTTTGTTTTGGTGATAGTTGGGCTAGAGGTGCTGAACTTAAAGAATTCGAAAAACCTTTTGTGCATTGGTTGTCTGCGGAGTTAGGTACTTCGTATGTTAATTATGGGGAGGACGATAATAGTCTAGGTATGGTTTTAAACACAATAGTTTCTAAATCAAAAGAAATAACTGTTGATGATGTTGTTATTGTTATAGTACCACCAGACATAAGATGGTACGATGAAGACGAGGAAAACGGATTTTATTCTTTGACCCTTTGGCAAAGAGATGATTATTTTAAATTTTTAAAAAATAAAACATTAGAGTGGTTTATATATCATCATGTTTTGTTTATATACGCGATACAAAAAATATTAAATGATATTGGATGTCGTTATGTGATGGCACATAACTATGGTCAACTAAATCCTGATGAGTGTAAAAAATATGATCTTTCCATTGATTACTCGAAATTTTTAAGTAATGAAAGTTTAACAAATTTATTGTCAACACGTAGATCAGAATGGAAAAGTTATCCTACTCACTTACCTTCTTGTCATAGATATGATGAAGATGGCCCACCGACACATGAATTTTCAGGAATATACTTTGAGGGGTGTTGTGACCATCCAAATGAATTGGGACATCGAAAAATATCTGAATTAATTTTTAAAAAACTAAATCAATTTAAATGACCAAGGTAGCTGTGTATGGAGATAGTTTTGCACATCGACATGACGGTTGGCCTAGTTATCTTGAAAAATTGATGAAAGCGGAAATTACTCTCTTTGGTGTTTCCGGAAGTTCAGTAGCGTATTCATACCATAAGTTTTTAGAGACTCACGAAAAATTTGATTTAGTATATTTTTTTTGGACAACTCATGATAGGAGTTGGTTAATTTCAACAAAAAACAGTATATTTAATACTCTTCGCAGTGATTTAATACATTACACCAGTTTTCAACCACATTGGGACATAAAAGATACTTTTGACCTCCATAGACAAAAATATAATTCAAATCTCACCGATGATCTAAAAAAATTTATATCTAATGAAAAAGAAAATTGCCAATTGTATCCAGATAAAAATTTTATAAGTGTTTTTGCTATGAGAGATAGTGTTAAATTAAGGAGACCAGATTGTATCAACATATCAACCATGGATGAAATTCAAATGGTAGGAACAAAATTAAAAAAAAGTTTTGTGGGAATGGGAAATATACAAAAACAGGACATGATGCAATTTTCTTCAAAATTTTTAGATGAAGATAGAGATAAAAGACCAAATCATTTAACTATTAAACAAAACAAAGAATTTGCAGCATATCTGAATCTATCGAAAGAAGGTAAAGTGGATTTGAATAAAACATTCAAAAATCCCTCAAAATATTACAGTATGTCAAAGACCTTCGAGGAGTCTGGATTTATCCGTTGACAAACCGAATCCCATCGTGTACTATGGATGTGTACCAATCAAATGACCCATGATCACTGACCGCGAAACCATCAAGTCTCTCTGGGAACTGCAAGAGGATACCGCAGAACATTTCTGCGATGAGAACTTTCCTATGAGTGGTGAACTTTATTGGACTATGGTAGAATGTTTTGCCATTGCAAAACTCGCAGAGATTCGTGGTGAGGTAACTTCCGATGAGTGAAGCACTTGACGCTTGGATGAAACTCGATTACGGTGAGGGATTCTTATTCTCTCTCTGGGTAATCGGAATGTATTATATTAAACTTAAAATGGATCGTAAATTTGGACGATGACCTACGAAGCAGAAGTACAATTTAAGTTTGACGCCACGTTCACTCCCACATATGGGACATCCTCCTGGACTGATGATGACTACATCCCCGAAGAGCATTACAAGATCACTGCACCAGCAGCAGATCTTAACTGCAAGCAGTATTTCAAGTTATTTGAGAAATTTATGCTATGTGTAGGCATGGATCCCGCATCTATTCGCTCTGCTGCTATGTCATTAGTATTCAATGACTGTGTGCGTGAGGAAGACCAACGTAAGGTCTGTAAAGAGTATGAACTGACCATGGATGAGGACCTGGAGAAGAAATACCAGGAGTTCAAAGAGCGTGATGCTCAATGGGCAAAA